TGGACAGTATGTGTGTGTATTACACCCATACCAAGCATTCCAAATCAAGAAGCAATTAACTAATGCAGGTAACACTAACATGGTTAATCCTTCAGATTTAGGTAACGAAGCACTTCGTTCAGGATTTGTTGGAAACATTGCCGGCATGAACGTGTTTGAATCCACTGTAATCACAGGTGATTCCGCAGGTGCTTTTGTAGGTGCCGCGATGTCACAAGATGCATTGGGTTACATGGTTAAGCGTAACATGCGTGTTGAAGAGCAAAGAGACGCAAGTCTACGTGCTACTGAAATCGTAGGTTCTATGGCATACGGCGTTAGCGAAATTTTTGACGCATATGGTGTAGGTATCATCGGTGATGCACAACTATAATAATTAGGCACAACCTAATATCATAACACGGGAAAGGGCGGAGAAATTCGCCCTTTTCTCGCTTTTACTATAAATACATTTGTTAAACAATTTGGTGGTATGGGAAGGACCCAATAGCACATTTAAGGAGACAGTATCTCTATGGCAACACTAGCAACTATAAGTGATCTACAAGATTACGAACCCGATATTCTAGATTTTGGAATTCCCAATTTTGACGAAGAATTAAGCAAGGCACAAGCGGATGTCTTTAGACAATTACGCAGAGATTGGTGGCCTACTCAAGTCTTGGGTTTGTATGATTTAAAATACCTGGCAACCGGACAAACGGAACCAGATGAAGACTTATACACTGCAAGTCAACTCACAAGAGCAACAGTATTCCGCGCTCTAGGTTATCACATATTCCCAAAGATGGCAAAATTTGAAGCAGAACCCGACATGTTTGAACGTAAAATGGAATTTTACAGAAAAGAATATGCTGAAGAATGGGATAACATTTTAAGAGACGGTGTGGAATATGATTTGGACAGCAGTGGCACAGTAAGCGACGAAGAGAAAACTCCAACTCACTATCTACGCCTTAAAAGGTAGTAGGTAATGTCAAACAGAGAAGATATTATATCTAACATCATCGATGTATTGGGTGATATGGAAAACCCAAAAGTTCGCTTGGTTACAAGGGAACCGTTTGATGTTGACAAATTAGCACTTACACAATTCCCCGCACTATTGGTTACAACAGGTAATGAAACCCGTGAAGAAAACAGCATGGGTGGAAATCGTCGCGGAATTATAGAAGTGAATATACGAGGTTTTGTGCGTTCCGACGGACGCCAAGGGTTCGTTCAAAGCGTAGATCAAAAACGTAATGAATTGATCGAACGCATTGAAGAAGCACTTAACACAAACAGGGATAGAGAACTAGCGGCAACAAGAGCGGCAACAACACACGTTACCACGATTGAAATAGTTGATAGAACTCCACCACTAGGTGAGTTTAATCTAATTGCTGAAGTTCACTATTCGTTTACAAAAGGAGCAGTATAATGCCAATAAAATATGTAAAAATGTGGAAAGACGGATCCTGGGAAAATATCCAAGAGGATCGCGTAGAAAGATTTCTTGAAGAAGGTTGGACTTTATCAAATGATGGTGCAACCCAAGAAAAAAAGTCACCGGCAAAGGGTAGTAAAAATAAAATTACCGCCGACGCCCAAGTGACTTCAATCAAAAAGGATGAGGAAGAAGAATGGGACGTTTTTGAAGACGAACTAATTTCAGACGACGAATCCAATAACGCTAAAGAGGAGAACTAAAAATGGCGACATATACAGGCGAGAACGGAACCGTTAAAATCGGAACCGACAGTGCAGGTGAAACTGCGATTGCTGAAGTTCGCTCTTGGACGGTTGAACACAGCAAAGATGTGATCGACGATACGGTCATGGGCGACTCTGCGAGGACTTTTAAATCTGGATTACACCAGTTTACAGGTTCTATGGAAGTAGTATACGATGATGGACACACAGCGGCAAGCGATGCGTTCCGTCCAGATAATGATGGCGATCTTTACATCGAATTTTATCCAAGCACAAGTGCAGGTGAAAAATTCACAGGTAAAGTTATTGTTACATCAGTATCAAGAAGTGCATCATACGATGATCTCGTAACTGCAAGTGTAAACTTCCAAGGCACTGGTGCATTAGACGTTCAAGCATACAACGCTTAAGGATTTCTAATGTTAAGAATTAGTGTCAGAGGCACTAAACGAGTTGGCCGCGATCTTGAAAGAGAAAAAGATCGATTGGTTGACAGAGTAGCACAAGATACATTGGTAGTAGCAAAAAGCAAAACGCCAATAGACAAGGGACAAGCGAGACGTGGTTGGCACCTCGAAAACGCTTTCAAAGAAAAGCGTATAGTCAACCGCGTGTCCCACATTGTTCCTTTAGAAATGGGCCGCTCAAAACAAGCACCGAATGGTATTTTGGGACCTACCATACGGGAGATATCAAGAAGGAGATATAAATGAGTAATGTAATTAACAACATACAAGCACACTTTAAAGAAAAGTTAAGTGGTGGACTGCAAAAGATTTCTGTACCAGAATGGAAAACAGATATCTATTATAAAGCGGCATATTCGTTTGCTGTAGAAAGCAAAATTATTGCACTACAACAACAGGGTAAAACCGTTGAAGCATTAGTCGAAAGTCTAATTGCCAAAGCATTGGATCCGGAAGGAAAACCCATGTTTACAAAATTTGACAAAACAACACTAATGAACGATGCGGATCCAGCAACCCTTTTGCGTGTGTGCAGTGAGTTAAACAACGCTGTTTCAGAATATGAGGAAGTGGCAAAAAACTAAAAGAGGACACTGAACTTCAACTGTTAATGAGAATAGCAGAGACTTTGCACAAGAGTGTGGAGGAAGTTATGCAGTTAAGTGTCCTGGAAATAAAGTTGTGGTATGAATGGTTTCTACTACAACATGAAAGACAAAAGGAGGCGATGAGTCGTGGCAACACAAACACTAGAAATCCGCGTTCTCGATAAGACGCAACGTGCCCTAAGTAATATTAATAAACGCCTAACGGGTTTAAATCAAGGACTTTTAGGTGTTAATCGTATTGCAGGTCTTGCGGCAACTGCATTAGGTGCTATTGGCGGTGCAAATGTTATTAAAAACATTGTTACTACTACAGCACGTTTTCAGGACTTAAGAACTACTCTTGCTAGTGTTACTGGCGGCGCACGTCAAGGTGCAGAAGCATTTGATTTTGTTTCACAATTTGCTACTAAAACACAATTTGGTGTAGAAGAACTAACACAAACTTTTATTAAGTTAAAAGCAAGTGGTATTGCTCCTACAGAAGAATTACTTACACTATTTACAGACGCCGCGGCGGTTACAACAGATCAACTGGGATCACTACAAGCAATCACAGATTTGTTTAGTAGAACAACAGCGGGTGGTTTAGGACTTGAAGAACTAAACAGACTTGCTGATAGAGGTATTCCCGTATTTGATATTCTACAAGAAAAATTAGGTAGAAACAGATTACAGTTAAGTGATCTAGGTAAGACTGCCGAAGGTGCTAATCTTATCTTATCAGCGTTAAGTGAAGGTATCAAAGAGCGTTTTGGTGGTGCTACTGAAAACAGAATTAATAACATAAGCACACAGTTTTCAAACTTACAAATTGCCATTACAAATGCGGCAGATAAAATTGGTAGTCAAGGTTTTGCTAAAGCACTTGGACAAACCGCTGTAAAGATTACAGAATACATTGAAAACAATGAAGAACTTGTAAGATCAATTGGTATCAATTTAACCAAAGCATTCTTATATGCTGTTGAAGGTGGCAAATTAGTAATTGCTAATATAGGACTTATTGGTAAAGCATTTTTAGCATTCTTTGGTTTAAAGATTGCTATTGGTGTTGGTGCAATAGCGGCGGCATTTGGTAGCACATTAGTCAAAGGTTTAAGTCTAGCGGCAAGGGCAGTTAAAGCACTTACACTAGCGGCCGCGGCAAATCCACTTATTGCGGCAGGACTTGTTATTGCGGCAGGTGTTGAATATCTAACAGGTGCATTTTCAAAACTAGCAGAATCAATGAACTTGGGTGGGGTTGCAGATGATGCACTTGATGCACTAGAAAAAGGTTGGGACAACGTTGCTGAAACAATTGGTGTTAACCTAGAAGGCATTGAAGAATTTAAAAAGGGCATTGCTGATATTGATGAAAGAGCAAAAGCACTAGCACCTAATTTTGATGATATAAATGACACAACAGGTAAAATTAATGTTAACACAGGTAATACAAATCAAAATTTTAAAGATCAAGCAGATAAACTTTCACAGATTACAAAAACATTTAAAGAAATATTAACAGATACTACAAAAGATTTAGAATTATCTAAAATTAAATTAGAAGATAATAAAGTAATTCAAGAACTTAAAAAAGCAGAACTTGAATTGGGTAGAGCATTAACTAAAGAAGAAGAAAAACAATTAAGTTCCTTAATTCAACAAAAACAACTAAATGAATTATTATTACAAATTAAAGAAAAGAATGCCGATAGAGAAAAA